CTTTGGTGACCATGCCTTTGGCTTGAATGGTGACCAGTTGGCCAGCGCTCATGATGCTGCTGATGCCCAGGGCCTCGCACTGTTCACCGTTAAGACGAATCTCGGTGCCGTAACCGTAGGGGTTCTCAATCGGGGAGTCGTACTCTGCGTCTGCTTCTTGCTTCAAACTAATCAGTGCCATGGTCAAACTCCATTTCAAACTCCATTTCAAACGCCATTAGGTGTGGGTGAGTTGTAGCCAGAGAACATGCCCATGACGTCAGTCAATGCGTTTTGTCCTCCCGTGTTTGCGCCAGCCAACATGTTGGCCGTGTCTGCGTTTTGATTGAGTAACGCTGAGCGCTGTGCAGCCTGGGCTTGCTCGGCCCGTTGTTGTCGAACCAAGGCGACTTGTTGGCCAGGGACGATCAGCTCAGGGCTGATGCCCAGCATCTCGCTGTACTCGTCGGCCCACTTGTCCGAGTCGAACTTGTCCAGCACATCGGGCTTGATTGCAGCCATCGAGCCCAGGTTGGCCACGAACCTGTCCACCCCATTGGTCGCCACAGCGCGCTGAGCCTGCGCGAGCATGGAGACAAACTCCACGTTGATCTCCATCCCCTGGAGCTCCTCGGGTGGGGGCGGCACGAGACCCGCCTCCAACATGCGCGTGAAGGTCATCTCGATCATGGGGTCGAGGAGCTCGTTGTGCAGGCGCTCGAGCACCGGGCCCAGCATCAAGAGCTTTTCTTCGTGTCTCTCGGCCACCTCGGTTGCTGTCATGCGTGCGTCGGTCTGGTTGGCCAGCATCAAGAACAGGTCTGCGTAAAACGATCCCCGGATGCGCTCGCGCACGTCGCCGATGTCCATCAACAAGTGGTTCAAGTCCAGGTTCACATCAAACGCTGTTTTGATGCCACCGCTCTGCCCCGACATGTCCACAAACGACACACCACCAGGCATGGTCTCGATGTCTCGGTTCTTCATCGAGCTCGGTACTTGCAAAGGCGGCTTGGTCTTGTAGTCAATGGCCTGGGCTTTTCGGAGCTGCTCGTGCTGGAGCTGCTTGATGTCCCCGAGCGCCTCCATGCCCGGACCATTGCCGTAGATGTCGCCCCCTGCTGTAGCCCAGCGTGGCGCCAAGGCCGGGAACTGCTTGTACCCCGACTCGCGCAAGTACTTGCCCTCTTTGGCATTGAGCTCGAAGTAGCACGACTGATAGGGCATGTTCTTCGCGTCCTTCATGCGTGGGTCACGGTCGACCCGGGGCTCGACGGCGTGCACGATGGTGATCCACTGGTCCAAGCTTCCACGGTCATGCATGTTCTTAACCGCGGGGCTCACGTTCTCAGTGCCAAACTCGCCCACCAGCTCGGCCACCGTCTTTTGAAACTCGCGGTAGATGGTGTTGACGTTGCCGCGGTAGTCGGTTGCCAGGGCATATTCACCACAGGTCAGCGGGTAGTGGCGGATCACGTCGTCATAGTCATCCATCACGATGGAAGATGCCGTGCCGTAGGCGCCGAGCTCCTCGTACATGCTGTGCAAAGCGCGGTAGGTGTTGCCTTTGGCAAATATGCGCAGCATCATCTGCGTGTTTTGGTGTAACCAGACTTTGACGGCAGGGCTCTTCATGAGGTCGGGGTCAGAGACACCTAAACGAAACCAAGGACGCGCAGGACTCGTCATGCCAGACATCATGCCCGCGGCCAGCACGCGCAGTGCACGCGTACCGGTCGAGTCGTAGATGTTGTTGTGTCGTCTCCAGCCCTTGTCGCGGTCTTGAATAAAGAAGCGCCCCGAGCGCGGGAGCATGTAGTCCGAGATCTCTTTCCAATGAGAAAGCCAGGTAGCGCGTTCAGACTTCAACGCGCCCCAGCGTGTAAAGAGCTTGTCGCGTTTGGGCAGCTTGCTGTTGGACTGTGCGTCCGAGGTGTATTCGCTCATTTAAGTTCCGATCATTGTGCTTTTGTTGAGCTTGTATTCGTTGTCCGGCCCGGCGACGGTGCGCGATGACGTAGAGCTCACACCGCCACCACCGGTTGCAGCGGGGTCAGTCAGGGAGGTGTTTTTAAACTCTTGGTTTTGCGTCAGCGTTGACTCAGCGGACGATGCCTGCGTCGCGGGTTGGTTGGGTGCTTTGGGCTTAGGAGCCAGCCCCAAGTCAGTTGCTGCTGTAACGGCTGTTTTAGCGACGTCGCCCACAATGCTTTTGGCACCTTGGCCTAAATCTTGGAGAGCTTTAACTGGGTCAAGTTTTAAAATGTCTGTGCCCACCGCTCTGATCGTGTTAAAGCCAGAGTTCAAAACATTACCCGCGCCAGAGATGATGTTGCCCAAAAACCCGCCCCAAAACTCTGGGTGTCCGGTCTCTGGGTTGATCTTGTTCTTTGCGTTACCTACGGTGAACTCCTCGATGTCCGCACCTGCCAACTCAAACATCATGGTCAGCATGGCCAGCGCTTGTTTGTTTTGTGCGATGGGCAAGGGCACCACGATCTCACCCGTCGTCAAGTGCGCCATCACATCGTCGGTAACTCGCCCCTCATCGGCCATCGTGTCCATGGACTGGTCCATGGCTTGGCTTGCTGGCGCTGGTGTTGGCACTGATTGTTTGGTAACCACGTCTTAGCCGCCCAGCAATGTGCTTTTGGACAAGGACAAAGACGTCGGATCAATACCGGCAGGACCAGTGAGCATCGTGCCCGACTGGCCACCACGCGCCGAGTTGGACTGCTGAGACATGATGGCCGCTACGTCAGGAGTCTTTGCGTTGGCCTTGTTGTAGGCTTGTTCTTGCTGCGCAAATTGTTTGTTTGCATTGGTCTGTGCGTTATCCATCGCCTGCTTTTGCAGCGCGTTACTCTTCTTGGCCTGCTCGTTGGCTGCAATCGTGCCCGCGGCCAATGTGCCTACGCCAATCATGGCCCAAGTTGCTGCTGTAAAAAAAGCCATTAAGTCTCTCCCTTTAATTTGGCGACGTTGAAGTAGGTGATGCCGTCGCGCTGGGTTTGCAGCATGTAGTCCTCATCCGTCATCTCGCGCTCGATGTCCGCTATCTCTGTCTTTTGAGTCGCAAAGATCGTCGTCCAGTGCGTGTCTGCATGTGTCCAGCCCGCACGCTTAAAGCCCGCCATTGCCGGCAACACGTTAAAGCCCTCCAGCCTCTTGGTGCCCTCATCGGTTGTGACGGTGATGTCACCATGGATGATGCAAATGTTGTCGCAGTTGGTGAGCGCACCGGTGAGCACGGTGCCCGCTGGTATGAAGATGGTGCGTGCACACATGCCGCCATGCACGACGTGCGTTGTGCTCAAGTCGACCTGGGGTTGTTTGATCAGCTCGGCCTCGAGCTCACGCACCCGCTCCACGCTTGGCATAGCTTTTAAAACGCTTGCGACAGTGTTCACACGCAGTACTCCAACAGTGTTGCGCGACTATAAAAGCGCAATGCTGTGTGACGCGCACCGCTTTATCTCAAACTCTCGTAGGGGTTGTATTCCTTCTTCGCGGCTCGCCCACCACCATAGACCTCGAGCATGGTTTTCTTATAAACCGGAAAGGCAAAGGTGAGCGCCAGCGCGTCCCCCAGGTCAGGGCTGGGCAGGCCCCGCTTCTTGATGTCGTCCTTGGGCTCGAGCTGCAACCGTCCCATTGCGTCGTACCAGTAAATGGGTGCAGCCAGGTCTTGTTTGAGGTCCACCAGGTTCGGTATCGCGCCACCCATGCGCAACCACTCACGCATCTCAAACCACATCTCGGCTCGTTTGTTGAGATACATCGGGTCGGTGGGCCGTCCCCCGAAGTGCACCTCAATCGGGTCGTAGCCGAGCTGGCGCAACCGGTCAATCACCCCTCCCCCCTGGCCAGAGTCGATGAAGGTGGCGTCCGGCTTCCACTCGTCTATCTTTGCTGCCACTCGTGCAGCCAAGTCCATGTTGTCTATGCCGCGGTAGATGATGGGAGCCAAGGCACCAATGCCTTGCCGGGGAAAGATCACACTGCGGTCATCTCCAAAGCGTGCCGGGTCTACGCCCAGGATGCGTGGTGCATATTCAACCTCAACCGGTGTCACCTCACGCTGTGCTGCTGACTCGACGTCGGAGAGGGAGATCAACTGGTCGTCCCCGGCTGCACTGAAGTCGCACAGGTACTCACGCTGGAACGAGGTCTCGCTCATGTCGCGCTTTAACCTGTCCACCTCATCAGGGTCAATCGAGTGCGTGTCATAGACCGTGTACTTGGCCGAGTGCCAGTCATCGTATTGAGCTGCCCGAAAGTAAAGCTCAGAAAACAGGTTGACCCCAGCCGGTGTGCCTATGAAAAGTGCCCAACCCTTGCGGTCTGATAACGCGGGTTGTAAGACATCGTTCCATACCGCAGGCTTGATCTGTGCGACCTCATCGATCACGCAGCCATCCAGGCGCACACCGCGCATGGCTTCCCCGTTGTCTGCCCCGAAGATCCGCACGATGGCACCGTTATGCAGGAAGCGCACACTGAGCTCGCTCTCGTTGATCTCCACCGCTGAGTGCTGGCGCATGGGCTCCAAGCGTGCTTTGAGGCGTGCCCAGGCAATCGCTTTGGCCTGCTTTAAGAACGGTGCAACGTAGAAGAACAGGCCCAGGTCAAGCTTAAATTTAAGTGCCTCGTGCAAGAGCTCCATGATGGCCAGCTCCGTCTTCCCGGCACGCCTGTGCAGCGCCAGCACCGTGAAGCGTTTACGCGAGCGGTGGCACTGCTTTTGCCAGTCGCGTGGGAAGTAGCCCAGGCCAACGTCTTTCTCAGTCACGGGTGATGCCCGTGATCACGTTGATCGTGATGCCACCTTCGATGTTGCCCTTCAACTCAGTGGGTAAGACTTTGCCAATCAACCCCATGAAGGCGACTGGGTTGGCACGGGCCTGCTTGGTCAAGTAGACCTGGCCACCGGCGTCGTGCAAGGCGCCAATGATCATGTCCTTGATCTGTTTGTTTATCTTGTTCGGCTCACCTTTAGTGCGTCCCTGCCCCATTCGCAGGTTGGCCAACGACCGCTCACGGTTGGTAAGCACTCGAGCTGGTGTTGCGTCCAGCGCAATGTCTGTGATATCAGTAAATGTCTCTACTTTTTTGAGGTCTATCTTGCTCATTCATCCACCTCGAGTCTCTTCCAACCAAACGGTGTTTGCGCGCGCCTGCGGTACTGACAGACCCCAGCGATCATGCTTTTAGAGACGCCGTACATCTCGGCTAGTTGTGAGTATTTCAAATCATGATCCTCGTGCAAGTCCCGTATCCGGTCGATCTGCTCATCGGTGAGCCGGGCGTTTGGGTGGTCCTCCCCAATGCGCTTGCCGTCCGCGTTGTATGCAAACATCTTGTGCCTGGCCATAAGCATGTCCATAGTTGTCTCTATGGCCGAAGATATTAACATTGTATTAATATAATCTCAACACGTTGCGTTTATGTAAACACTCTGATGTAAACAGTTACCCTCCCAGGCTTTGCAGGCTCGGCCCACTCTATGTGCTTGGACCGGATCTGCGAGTCGTCCCGCCATACGTTGGCCTTGGTCAGCGCGTCGCCAATCACCTTCCAGGCATTGTCCATGTCCCTGACCCTCTTGTCCGGGGGAGACAACAACACCTCAATCGACAGCGCTTG